CAAATTCCTCACTCAACTTTTTCCAAGCATCTTCTTGTCCTTGTGTTATAGGTGTTTTAGTGGGACGCAACTTAGTTGCTTTGTGTATTGCCTTAGCCATTGCTCCTTCAATAGATTGCCCGGCGGCTAACATAGGGGCAATCGCCGGATCAATATTACACCTAGTAATTCTGCCGCCCGATGTGCAAATCACTAGATGTGACCCTTTTGGAAAACTTTCATAAAAGACACTATCATGTTCGCGCACCGGATAATATCGTTTACCTATCTTTTCGTAGAATGTTTTTTTCATATTAAGGTTTAACTAATAGTCCGTTATAAGGGCTGTTTAACCATCTAGCATATGTTTCAATCTGTTCACTTATTTTAGTAAGTTCATACTTACCGCAGAATTTCATAAAATGAATGCCAACTTGGGCTGTTGCGTTAATTCGGACACCCATCTGAATACTCTTATCTACTGCCTCTTTAATATCTTCTGGTTGAGCAGCTAGATCAACAAGGATACAATTACGTTCATAATCATCACGTACTTTATGTTCTTCTCCGTTGTGATCAGTCCATCGCTGCAACATCATATTATTCCAAGCAAATCCTTGCTTATTACGATCCGCATATGCTTCAGTAAGACCAACTTTATTCTTACTACCTTTAGTTCTTACACCGGGAAATGCACTGAATACATTATCTGTCGCATCGCCCCGCATACATTTTGAAAATAGAACAAATTTAGGATCACCAAGTAACTTAGGTTCTTTAGTTTTCTTATCAATAATCAATCGACCCTTTTCATCGTGATATCCATCAAGTGTGATTAACTGATTACTAACACCGTTATACTGATGTACATTTTCATTGATCAATTGAATATAATCGCTATCACTACTAATGATATAATGATGGTCATCAGGGTGCAAGTGAACAAACCTAGCAATGATATCATCCGCTTCAGCACGTTCATTACGCAATACACTAACGTTGGTTTTCTCTTTAAGAAACGTAGTAAATATCTCATATGTTTCCCAAAACATTTTATTTTCTTCTGCTTCTGTTTCAGTCAATGCCTGAGTAGCAAGAACACGATGTGCCTTATAAGGTTTATAAAAATCCTTACGCCAGCTACGACCTTCAAGGCAAAATACAACGTGGTCTGCTCCAAACTTGCGGACTACTTGATTAACAGATGCTAGAGTAAGATGAAGGGCCATGCCAATTTTTTCCCAAGTATTGCTATTTCGGCTAGCGATATGTCGGGCTCGGAAGAAGGTATTTGCAGTATCAATCAGTGCGTATTTAGAATTCATCTGTGGTATGCCTATAGAGTTAAAACTAATTATATCACTATTTTGCGATAGTGTCAAATAGGTTGGATAACTTCTTCCCAAGAACATTGATATTTGTCCCACATTTTACCTGTTGGGGTATAATCCTTAAAGGATATTTTAATATTTTCTCCTGCTAGATTGGCATATGCCTCATGAGGTATCTTCATAAAATAAACTTTATGAAACTCTCCTCCCTTCATACAGAGACATACTCGGAGTGTACCTATCTTGTGTGTGATCCCTCCTATTGTAGCTACTCTAGAATTGCTGTCTGTATAGCGACCCGCCATTGTAAATTTTGCGTCAGAATAGTCCTCAAAATCCTTACCTACTTGATTACGTTTTTTGCATCTATTGGTATGAGGCATGTGATGTTCCAATACCTGTTCCCAAAAAGATCCAGAGACATTAGGATCCTCCAAAATCTCTTTGTATTTGAGTTCGCGTATTATTGGATTAGGATAAAAACTATTAACTAGTTCATGTAGAAATATCATTTAATTACCTTAAATAAATTGTTTGATAGTAATAAGTATACTACTATTTTGTCTCGTAGTCAAGGGGTTTGGCTTTTAAATAACGGTTTGGATTTTGATTTAATTCTTTAGCAGTTATCATACAATGATGATCTAAATTATTGAATGGTAAAAAATCATCTTTTATAGACTGAATATTAAAATTCTCCTCCCAAATAGTAAGGTCTACTAAACTCACCAATTCTTCAACAGTCATGCTAGCTTTGGGACTAATCCACTCTACTGGTTGTCCGTAAATCTTATGTGTCTTACTCCCAACTCGTTGTTTGACGATGGATTCTAGCGCCTTAATTTGCATAGTTGATCCAAAATACAAAATACAAAACTCTTGTTCGGTTCCTGAATGGTCGCTATACTGTTTGGATCGTTTTTTTGGGAAACCGGTGATTCCATACCCCAACATTTGTACAAACAAATCACCAAACTTTATATAGTGAGTAGTAAGGATTAGATAGAAAAAACATCCATTCACGGTGTCACCACCTTTATAGTTTGTTTGATAGTGTTAGACAAGTGTTCAGTTAAGTCTTTGGCTCTATTGTTGTCATATAGATCAACAATATCAGGTAGCGGGTGAGTACCTCCTAAAATACGATATATTTTCATAAGTAGCACGAACGAAGCCTGAGCCTCAATTTTTGATTGGGCATCTTTAACAGTTACATCCCAACTTGTAGCATACCAACGTGTAAATGTATTTGCACTCTCACTACTCAGAATTTTTGGTGTGATAAACAAATTTTGAATGATTGCATGGAATGGCTCTAGAAAATCTTTTATAAACTCTTTAGAGTACACATTAACTTTCATTTTTACTTTGAAATACTCATACATGAAACCATACAAGTCAATTTCCATACCATCTATTTGCATGTTAGGCCAATACTCGCTATGGGTTTTCAAAATAAATTCCCAGTGTTTTGGCTTTTCTTTATACTTACGCATTGCACTAACATGATTAATAACTTTGGGATGGCCGGTATTATCGTCATTATCATCTGATAGAGGTTCATAGCCATTATCTTCACATATAGTTTGCAATTCATCAGATTGCTTATGCTCAGTATCCATGCTACCGTCTAGCCGGTAGAATAGTACTTCCTTCCTATGATTATCATACGGACTAAGTTTCTTAGCACCCTTGCCATTAAACACATCGAATTGTTGGCGTGCAAAAGAACGGTCATTGGTCTCAATATAAATGAAGGGGACTTCGAGGTCTCGCCAATCACCGTTAAATCCATCCCAAAATCCTCCATGAGCTAAAGCAGCCTCAAGCACAACGGTGTGCTGTGAGTTAGTCGAGTGGAAGCGCCATTTGCCGACTTCTTTGATACCTTGAATCGGTGCCATCAATGGGACAGCAAATTTATCTAAATTAGCGATTTTCAAAACATGAGGAATATTCAACTCACGTTGAATGTCATCATCAATAAAAATATATCGTAGTTTAACATAAGCAAAAACTACACGTAATGCTCGACTATACTTGATACCCCTTTTCTGCATGACCTTAACAAGGTCATGCCACGACTTGTTGGTAGGATCAATTAATTGGTTAAGCCGATCTTCAATGCTTACCTCACTATATTGACCTTTGGTGCGTTGTAGCCTATGAATTATTTTCCGTAAGGTCTTAACCGGCTTCGATTTTTTATATACTAGTGGAAAAGTTCCTACATCAAGCGTTTTATCACTGTTAGAAGAAACTTTTAGTTCCTTAAAAGAAACTAAAGTATTTTTCGCATTCATTTGCTTACTCCAATATGTTGATTTTAAAGAAGTATTATACAGGATTAATGGATTATTTGTCAACCTCTATGAATCCATAAGTTAGCTAACCTCTGTTCTACCGTTACCTAAGTCTTTAGTCTGCATTGCCCTTAAATCACGATTTGACGGATCAGCAATTGCCTGCTCATAGACTTCTAAGGCCACGTTACGGCACACCTGAGAAAACCACCGCTCTATGATAACCGTCTCGCTGTCCTCTTTTTTCATCATGTATCCGGCTTTTACTAATCTTGCAATGAATAGCGAATTCCAATCTAGTTCGAACGACCCCTCATTAATGTTGTTTGGATCAACATCCATCCTAAGAATATTAACATAAGGTTCCCCCGCAGCAGTAGCTTTGTCTTTCTCTGATACTACCGGTGCTACAATAACTTTCTTAACCCTAGGCTTCTGTATTGGCCTTGGCTCGTTAACTACATCTGGTTTTTTCTGAAACAAATTCTTTAGCTTATTAAACATTTTCTTCCTCATATAATTTAAAACTGGCAAGATTTTTAGCTTTGCTTTCACACATTATATCAAAATCATTTCTAAAAGTCAAAGCCCATTTGTTCAATGCATTATTCCAATAATAATCACTATGGGCACGTAACTTCTGTTTGTTAAATTTAGCTGCAATTAAGGTCTGAAAATTGGGCCGCTGTTCGTTGGAATGGCCAACAAGAATATCTTCGCGGCTGCTGGAATAATGCATAGTAGGGCGTATACCACGCCAACTATCAATAACCCTTTTAGTATTGTCATCATTGCTTTCAATGTATTCTCCTGTGTGTATCCAATTGTGATGTATATCTAATACAATGGGTAGCAAATCACCTAACGTAAGACAATCAATAAGACCCCAACTCATTTCCTCATTTTCGATGGTAATACAATTCCTTGCTTCTGGGCTAAGACGCTTATATGCTTTTCGGATTCCTTCAGGACCTTGACGCCCTGAGATATGGACGTTGATTTTAAAGTCCTGGAAACTTCTGCCAAACCCCATCCAAGCGGCCATTGTTGCATGATATTCAAACTCCTC